CATCACGTTTTTCGGTGATGAGCCGGTGTAACACCAACCCTGCTTGCCCTGCGGTCATGTTCGCCATGATCCAGCTGATGCCGGGTGTACGTTGTCGGTTACCTTTCTTACCCGTAGGGATGGAGTACCCCAACTGGCGGAGCAGTCTGGCTTGATTGCGAGTTGCCGGAGCATCCGGATCCGTTTTCTCGCGCTCACGCCTGGCCTGCCTGGCTGTGTATGTTTCGGTTACGCCGTGTTGGTGCTTGTAGGCGATGGCGGATGTCAGCCCATTACGCCATCCCACCGCCGTTTGTTCTGTCGTTGTCTTTGCGGCCAGACCGCGGGCCATCTTGCGCAACATGCGCCGCTTGCCCTGCTTTCTGGCTTCCCATGCCGTGCCATCCGGAGAGCGTTGCTCGCGGATGTTTTGTCGCGTTTCCTTGATTATTTCGCGGCCAATTTTTGCCAATACTTGCCGACGCTTACCGGGTGTCAGTTTCAGCAGCTCTAACTGCTGCGTCAGCGCCAGGGATGATTGTTGGTTCAATCGGATTCGGATCATGGTTGACCATCCAGCGGCGCATCTGGCAAGGAGCCAACGGTCAGCTCCCCGTGCTCGGCAACCCAGATCTCATAGGGCGCTACGGTGTAGCGCTGGCCGTCATAGCGAACCGGTCCATTCACATCGGGCAGCAACCGCAGGGGCTCGCTGAACGTGACGGTGATTTCCAGATCGGCGGTGTTGTCGTCGTCTGGGGTGACGGCATAGGTCGGGTCTGGCAGCTCCAGCCCCTCGCGTTCGTCGTCGTGGTCTTGCAGCCAACCCGCCACAATTGCCAGCACTGTGGCTGGGTCAGCCTCGCGGAACGGTAGCCGCTCGATGTAAATCACGGCGTCATATTGCAACCGGCCCACATCAACGCCCTGTCCCTGGTCTTTCGGGCAGAGTTGAATGGTCCCGTTCTCCATCCAGCTATCGAGGCCGCGACGGCATTTCTCCGGCAGGGCATCTTTGATCGCGGCTGTCAGTGCCTTGAGGTAGTAGCCTTGGCCGCTCATATCAGTGATACCCCCACTCGGCCGCGCAGCTTCAAGGTGCGGATCCGTTGCTGACTGGTTGCCAGCAGGCTGTCTCGGGTCTCACGGGCACTCACGGCCTGGTTGTTGGCGGTCGCACGTTGGGTTGCCGTGTTCCACTCGGTGATCATGTCGGCCTTGGCCCGTGCAAAGACGGCCTGCCAATAGAGCTCGGTGGTCTGGTTGATGCCTGGCGCCAACGATGGCCCCGGAACGTCTTGTGCGCGCTTATACCCTTGATCCAACCACTCGGCCTTTCGTGCTTCCAGCAGGGGGTTTATTTCGGCAACAGCGGCCAACACGGCTCCGGCGACTGCAGACGGATCTACATCGGCGGGCACAACGCCTCTGCGCTCAAAATCAGCGACGGCGATATCTGGCCAAAACCCATCATTGCTGATGGTGGTGGCTTGATAGTTGGCTTCGTTACCTGAAAACATGTAACCCCCTGTGTGACTCAAATCGGTGTGCCGGTGACGCCACGGATCTACAGCTCACCAGATCACTCCGGCTGCCTCCCCGCCCCGGCACATGGCGTGCGGGAGATGGTGCTTACTCTTTCCCTTGCTGCAGCGCCCGGATGCGCATGGCAATCCGTTCGCGGTGCGTCTTGACGCCAATCGCCGGGTGGAACTCTTCGGCCTTGGCCAGTAACTCATCGGCCTGTTTCAAGGTTTCCAGATCAGACACGGCGCTGGCGACCGGCTTGCCTTGCTCATCGGTGAGCAGCAGCAGGCCTGCCGTCTTCAGCCATTTGGCGGTCAGTGGCTCGTTCAGGCGCCATTCGTTCATCACTTTGACCAGTACTTGGCTGAACCAGGGTTCCACGGCGTTGCCGCGCTGGATCTCGGGTTCTGCCCACTCCAGTACCGTGTCGGCTACGAAGTGCGGCCAGTCGCGCTTGATGGTGCTCGGGGTGGCCTGCTGTTGGGTGATAGCGATATCGGCCCATGCTAGAGCGGTTTCAAAGTCGCCCACGTCAAACAACCAGATGATGAGCTGGGCAAACAGCGGGTTGCTGAATACCTCGCCCTTTTCCAAATACTTCGCGGCAAACGGGAGGTACTTGGGCAGCAACTCGGCGCGCTTGAGTTCTACGCGGTCAGCGGTGCGGTCCAGACTGCGCAGGCGAGTGATGTCGGCATCCAGCGCCAGCAGCTGCAGGTGCAGACTATCGGCAACTGGTCCGAATACTTCGCCTGTGCTGGCCGCCGTTGCGGCGGCCTGCTGGGCTTGATGGCGTTGTTTGTGCTGACGGAATACGCTCATGGATCACCCCTTACGGCTTGGGCCCAATGACCACATCGGTGGCGGCACCGAATGCCAGATAGTCGCCGATGGCATAGCCTTCATTGCGCCAGTACTTGTTCTCCCAGGCCTTGCGATCCTGGTTGTTGTCAGCCTGGCGCTGACGGGTACCGCGCTGGGTATAGAGGTGCAGGTTTTCCAGCATGGTGACGACGATGGCATTCGCCGGGAAGAACGGCGGTGACATAGCCGGACGACCGGCAATGGTGTTCGCCAGTGATTGGGCGGCCTGCTGCTCGGTCGGTTTGTTCGCCTCATCAAACAGGCGGGCCTGTGCGGCTGACAGCAGATCCGCGCCAACCAACACGACAAGGCGCGGGTCGGTGCGATACACAGGATCAATCTGGTTGTTGATGATGTCTGAGGCGATGGCATCCAGCGTTTTGTAGTCACCCGCGCCATCGGCATCGAAATAGACCTTGGTGGTCACTACCTGGCTGCCGTTGTTGAATTCCTTGGCTAGCTGGATCCAGCCTTTATTGACATCTTCGCCGTTCGGATTGGCGTTCGGATCGGTGGTGGCGGCAGTCTTTGCCACGCCGTGCCAGCCGATGCGGATCATGTCCAGGGCAAAGCAGCGATTGGCAAAGCTGTTTACCCGAGCAAAAAACTCGCCTTCACCGCCACTGTTCGCCCACGAGCTCAACGTGGCCCATGGCAGGGCGGCGCAGGAGTCGGTTTCGACCAGGGTGTAGGAATTGCCAGCCACACCGACGTTCTTGGTAAATCGTCCGTTTTCCTTTCGGCCGGTATAGAGGCCACCGATGCCGACTTCAACCACTTGACCGGTCAGCTGATCCACGTCAGCCATGGTGATGCGGTTTAGAAAGTCAGCGGATGCCAACAGCGCATCGCGCAGGCGGGTTTCCATCGGCGGTGACACATTGAACTGCTCTTTGATCTGTTCAGGTGCCAGTCCATATTGCTTTGCCAGCTCAACCCGGTAGTGGTTGAGCATGATGCTGGCGGTTGCAGATAAATTCATGACGGCTCCTTAGACCAGTTGAACGACGTTGCCTGCCGGGTTGTGCGGCGGCTCTTGGTTCGGCTTCTCTTGCAAGAGGCTGGCAAACTTGGTTTCCAAGCCGCTCTGCTTCTCGCCAACGGACTTCACCGCCGCCAGCAATTCGCTGAACTGCTCCGGGGTGACGCCGGTTACCTGGGCTGTGACTGGTTCGGTGACGGGCGCAGTTGCTGTGGGCGCGGTCCCTTGCAAGGCGGCAAACTTATCGACCTTTTCTTGCAGGGCGGTTTGTTTATCCGCGACGCCAGCAATCAGCCCTTTGAGCTCATTGAACTGTTCTACTTTCATTTCATCGGTGTCCTCTGGTTCCGGCGTTTGTGGGGTGGGTTCGCCGTGGGTGGAGAGAAAGTTTTTCAGCGCAGCAAAGAACCCTGTTTCGTTTGGTTGGGATGACTCACTCAGGGAGCCCAGCGTTAGCGGCTCACTCGCGCAGGTCACGGCTGGGATTTGCTTGCTGGCGAACTGCAGGCGAGTGGTTCCAGTACTGGCTGGGGTATCGGTTACGCCGAGACCAAACAAGTAGGTCTTGCCATCTCCGGCGAAGTCTTCAACCGGCTCGATGGAACAGAACTTGTATTGGCCGTTTTGGTTGTAATAGATGAGATCGCGGGTCGGAGAGAGCTGGGCAAACAACTTCATTTTGCCGTCTACTTCTTCGGCTTTGAGTGCCAGCACATCGCCCATCGCGTAATAGCGTTGATGGTCCGGCCAGAGGCTAGCGCTATAGAATTCAGGGTCATAGCTCTCGGCCATGTCGGTCAGCCATTCGCGCTTGATTTGACGCTCATCGACTGTCTGCCCTTCAGTGGCGATACATACCCAGTCGGTTCTCAGTTTCGATGCGCTGCTCACATGTACGCCCCTCTTATCCGCGGCCTGTTTCAATCTGTTGGCGACAGAGTAGGGCTGTTAAGACGCTGTTTCATGTGGTCGAGTTCTGGCGGATTCGGATATCGGCGATATCGGAATTTTGCGGAATCGAACTACCCGTTACCCCTGGTTTGCAGCCGTTAAGATGACGACGAAACAGGGGGGACGATGGCCTATTGTGAGGAAATACGGCTCGCAGCGATGAGGCTCTATCTCAAGCGCTGGACGCCGAAAGAGATCAAAGATGAACTCGGGTTGGCATCACCCCGGGTCGTTTACTATTGGGCTGAGAAATACAATTGGGCCGATCTGCTCTCTGAGGAATCCATAGAGGACGGCATAGCCCGGCGCATCCAGTTGCTGACAACACGGGAGAATAAAAACCGTGATGAGCTGGATGAACTGGATCGGCTGATTGGGCACCATGTAAAGCTGATCGCGCACCGCGCCAAAACTGAGCGGCAGCAACAGCGACAGACAGAAACTGGCGAGCGGTATGATGCCGACAGCAAACCCGATACTCGGGTGGAACGGGGTGGCGATAAGCCCAGACGCCGCGGCGGCAAGCCCCCGAAAAACGATGTTAGCGAACTGACTGCAGAGAGCTTTCATGCGTGGTTGGATACCTTGTTTGGCTACCAGCTGCGGTGCCGTGATGCCAAGAACGACCCCGAGATCCCCCGCACACGAAACATCCTCAAGTCACGCCAGATCGGCATGACTTACTATTTTGCTGGTGAGGCGTTAGAGGATGCGATCCTGACGGGTGGCAATCAGATATTCCTGTCTGCTACTCGCGGCCAAGCCGAGGTGTTCCGCTCATACATCATCAAGATCGCCCAAGAGTTTTTAGGCGTCACCCTGACTGGCAACCCCATCACGCTATCCAATGGGGCCAACCTCTATTTCCTAGCAACCTCCAGCCAGTCGGCCCAGTCGCGATCCGGCAATGTGTATATCGATGAATACTTCTGGATCCGTGACTTCACAAAGCTGAACAACGTGGCCGCCGCAATGGCGACCCAAACCAAATGGCGAAAGACCTACTTCTCTACTCCGAGCGCGAAGAATCACTCAGCCTATCCGTTCTGGACTGGTGATACCTGGCGAGGTGAAAAAAAGGCGCGGCAAAACGCGGAGTTCCCTGGCTTTGATGATCTGCGCGATGGCGGGCGTATCTGTCCCGATCGGCAGTGGCGATATGTCATCACGGTTGAGGATGCGGTGGCGCTGGGCCTCAACTTGGTGGATCTCGATGAGCTGCGGGACGAGAACTCAGAGGCGGCCTGGCTCAATCTGTATATGTGCCAGTTCGTGGATGATGCGGCCAGCGTGTTCAAGTTCCACGATCTGGAGCAGTGCTATACCGATGCCGCGCACTGGACCGATTTTCAACCGCGCAACCGCCGGCCGTTTGGCGAGCGCGAGGTGTGGCTTGGATATGACCCGAGCCGCACCCGGGATAATGCCACCCTGGTGGTGCTGGCGCCGCCGATGACGGTGGCCGAGCGGTTCCGGGTGCTGGAGCGTGTGCAATGGCGCGGCCTCAATTTCCGCTATCAGGCCAGTGAGATTATCAAGATAGCCGAGCGCTACCGGGTGACCTATATCGGTATCGATATCACCGGGATCGGCTATGGGGTATATGACGAACTCAAGGACCATTTCGGCAGCAAGTGCCGAGCTATCCATTACTCGGTCGAGAGCAAGAACGAGTTAGTTCTCAAGATGATCGATCTGGTTGAGGGGCAACGCATCCAGTGGGATGCAGGCAGTAAGGATATTCCCGCCGCATTTATGGCCATCAAGCGCGGAACCACCGGATCCGGCAACGCCATGACTTTCCGAGCTGGCAGAGATGCTACTACTGGCCATGCCGATGTCTTCTTCGCTATCGCCCACGCTGCGGCCAATGAGCCGCTGAATACAAACCGCAAAACTAAATCTCGATGGGTAGCCGCCGCATGAAAAAAACACACCAAGCCAAACCTCGCGCCATGATCCAGGCTGCCGCTGAGACTCCATCAGTTGGTAAGAACTCCCCGGTGATGTTCAGCCTGCCCGAGCCTGTTGATACGTCGCGCTGGCTGACGGATTACACCGAGCTGTTCTATGACGAATGGCGCAACCACTACTGCTTGCCCGTCAGCCGTAAAGGCTTGGCGACTATCAGCCGAGTGAATGCCCACCACGGGGCGATGATATACGCCCGGCGGAATATGATATCTGGCCGGTTCGTGGGGGGCGGTGGCCTGCAGCTGCAGGATATGCAGGCGTTCTGCCACAACTGGATCCAGTTCGGCGATTCGGCGTTTCTCAAAATCCGCAACTGGCTTGGCCAGGTAGTGAGGCTGTCGGTGTTACCGGCCATGTATCTCCGGCGCCGCCGTGATGGCGGATTCAATCTTGTTGATCGCTACGACTCGGTAACCGCTCGTTATGAGGCCGATGATGTGATTTTCATTCGGCAGTATGACCCTGAACAGCAGGTCTATGGGTTGCCCGATTACCTGGGCGGTATGCAATCGGCCTTGCTGAATCGGGATGCCACGTTATTCCGGCGGAAATATTTCATCAACGGCGCGCACATGGGCTTCATCTTCTATGCCACGGATCCAGATATGGACGATGAGAAAGAAAAGGAGATGAAAGAGCTGATCGCGCAATCCAAGGGCGTTGGTAATTTCCGGAGCCTGTTTGTAAACATCCCGAACGGCAAGCCGGACGGGATCAAAATTATTCCGGTCGGAGACATTGCGACCAAGGATGAGTTTGCGAACGTGAAGGGGATCACCGCCCAGGATGTTCTAACCGCGCACCGGTTCCCGGCTGCGCTTGCCGGGATCATCCCGACGAACAGCGGCGGGCTGGGTGACCCGCAAAAGTATGAGGCCACTTATGCGAAGACAGAGGTTTTCCCCATCTGCCGACTGATTGCAGATGCATGCTCTGCGGCTGGAATATCATTGGATTTCAACCTGGAGGTTTGATAACTGTTTTTATATCCACCTGTCGGTTTGTTTTTGTGCAACCCATTGGTTTAATATGTCAATGTTTGCCATGGGGCAATAAAAACAATAATACGCACGGGGGTGGGTATGCGAGTAATTTGCCGGGAGTGTGGAGCCTTTGGCCGCATCACGAAAACAAACCGGATGAGCCGGGATTATGCGGTGCTGTACTGCCAGTGCGGTGATGCAGAGTGCGGTCATACATGGGTAGCCGACTTAGGTTTTAAGCACACACTGAGCCCTAGTTCTAAATCCGCTGAGCAGCTGGCTTTAGATTTTGTTCGGGCCTTGTCACCTGGCGGCCGCCAGATGGTTCTCTCACAACTGCAACTGCAAGGGGCGCACTGAGCGCCCCTTGTTTTATTCCCCCTCCAACGCTGCAATGACTCTCTCTAACTTTCGCTGGATCATGGTGTCCCGTCTGTCCATCTGCTGGCAATCATGCCACTCGACCAGCATCAATGCCTGGATCAGTAGCTCTATCATTGTGTCTCTATCGTTCCTGCTCATTATTTTTGGGCTCCGTGCTCTTACTGCTTTGATTGAATCCAACAGCCCCAAATAGAGCACATGCTCAATTTCAAAAATATTCGTGCATCGATGCCGACTTCCACTTTTGGAACTACTGTTTATAAACCCTCCGGTTTTGTTATCAGCGTCACAGATTCGGACGAGTCGAGGCCTCTATGAGCAAGCACAAAACGTATGTCACCCCGCAAGCACGGCAATTCGTTGATGCCACCAAGTTGCACTTTGCCAATCTGCTCGATGCCAAGAAAGTCAGCCCGGCGCGGTTGTCTCGCATGACCGGCATTCCTGAATCGACGCTATCGCGCTGGTTGAATGTGAATGTTCCGGACTGGATGGGCTTCGACCAGGCGGCCGTGGTGGCCAGTGCATTGGGTGTCACTGTGCGCGAGATGCTAGCGCACCCCGGGATCCGGTCGGCTGACGATGAGCGGTACCAGGTGATTGGCCCATTGCTTGCCGCGCCCATTGAGCATGTTCGGGCGTTGACGCGGATGTATGTTGAGGTCAGGGCCTGACTGTTAGGTTTACTGACAATCGACGCGACTGGCCGACTGGCTATGATGACTGAGTAGTGATTCGAACACACGACGACGCGTGGGGCGCCCCCCTGCTGGAGAGCAGGGGGGCATTTTATCTAGGTTCGATCACCTTGTTCAGAATGGCCACATGGTATTTCAGCATCACGATGCTGACCCCTATGGAGCTGGCCAACGCCGCGTATCGAGTGAATACCGGCAGGGTCAGGTTGGTATAGTCTTTCGGCTTCGCTCCATGAACAACCTTCCGGCATTCGGCATTACATCGCCGCGCCAACTGCCAAATGGCGTTCTGTTGGTCATAGTGCATCATGTGCCACTCCTTCCATTGCTGATGCGTAGTTGAAACGTCTGTTGTGTTGCAGAGCCGAGATCTTCGCCCACCGGCGACCCATCTTCTCGAATGGTTTATTGCCTTTGTAGATATCGAGTACTTCGGTGAGCGGGGCTTGAGGAAGCTCTTCGCGGTCACCGTCCCGTTGGCGCTTGTAGTGGGCTAGGTAATGGTTCAGTCGGTCGCGGAACCAGGCGTGCAACTCGCCGCTGATGTCTCGTTGGTCCAGCAGTTCGCGGCTGATCTCAATCCGGGTCATCGGCAATCCTCCGCGTTTGCGCGGTTGCTGCAGCACCAGGCTCCACATCAGGAACGCGGCTCGTTTATCCAGTTCGACACGCTGCCGTTCAATGGCTGGCAGTGCGGTCAGATTAATCGATGTCGGCATTTGCGTGCTCCATGGCTGTGATGGCCGCGCCCAGTTGCTCGATGGCGGTCTCGTGATAGTCATATGGCAGTTGCTCCAGCCACTGCTCCACATCGCCGCCACAGGCGACTAGCTCGATCGCCTCTGTACGCATTTGGTCGACTCGGTCTGATATCCGGTTGTTTGCTTCGCAATCCAGCCACACATGGTCATCGTCCTGTGCGTTCGGGTGGCTCTGGCTGATCATCAGCTGTTTCGTTTGATGCCCGAGCCAGACAAATTGCCCTTCAAAACTCACCACTGCGCCTTGAATGACCCGATCTTGTGTCCAGTCATCGAGCCCCATGCGGTTCAACTCGCGCGACAGTGGGTGGCTCTGGCTTACGGTCAGTTCTCTCGTCGGATGGTCAAGCCAGACAAATTGCCCCGCAAACTTCACCACTACGCCTTGAATGACTCGGTCTTGTTTCCAGTCATCCAGGCCCAGACGGCTCATTTCGTCTAACAACTCCTTCAGTCGGATCCTTTCTTGATCCTCCGTACAGTTATTGTCAGAGCTCCAAGGGGCTCCGGCTTCGCCGAGCCCAAGATCAACAGCCACAGCACTGCCCTGGCGGGCAGCTAACGGCACCAAGCCCCGAGCTTCGAGGCCATACTTGCTGATCTCCCAGCCTTCCAGTCTGGTTTCAATCTGTTCGCGCCAGCCCATCACGCCCATCATCTTGGTGACGTCCTCGCCGTATTTGCTGGCGGCCTCCTTAATGATGTTCAGCAGACGAACCGGGCGATCTGCTCGGCAGCAGACCGGCCCCCCCATGGCATCGGTATACCAGCGCCAGTTGCCGACATCGGCTGCGCGGCGACAGGTCTCCAGCTGATAATCGAGCGGTGGCCCCACAATGGCACGGACTCGGCGCAGCTCACGCCAAACGGTCACGCTCGGGCCGCCGATCTGTTGGAACTGACGGATACCCCACCACGACGCCCAGCCGGTGACGGCGGTGGCAGTGGTCTCTGCGGGTAACCCTGTTTCGTCATCTAGCCCAACGGCGTGGCCGTCCAAATTCTTGGCGATGTATTTGGCGATGTAGCCGGTGGCACTGCCCTTTGACGCATCGATAAATTTCCAATCGAATCGGGGCGTGATGTCGGTAAATGGCGGGCAGGAGCGCCCCTGCTTGGTATGGCGGCGCAACAACTCTTCTTTGTCATCCGTGATGGCATATTCCTGCAGGATGCTGATGCATGTTGCCCATTGATCCGGATGCACAAACAGCAGCATGTGCCAGTGCGGGGTACCGTCATGGTGTGGTTCGCAGACCCGGAACCCGAATGGCTGGATGTTTTCGCGCTTTAACTTGGCGCGGGCCTTGGCCCATAGGCGGCACAGGTACTGCTGGGTTTCTCGCGGGGTAACCCCGCTATATTTCTGGTTTTCCACGGCCTTGCCGTTACTGGCCTGCTTCCATGAATGAAAGCGGCTCGGGGCCGTCCAGGTGATGAAGAGGCCGACATAGCCATTATCTGTCGCTATATCTTCAAAGCCGCGCATGCGGGCCATGAGTTCGAACCGGCGGATTTTTGGATTAGCGGGGCTGGCCATAATGGCCTGCTCCAGCGAGATTTCGTAACCGTGTTCTGGATTCACTGCCAGCATGTCACGCATCCACAATGCGGCTGCCCGCTTGCGGTTCCGGTGTTCCTGCAGGTTCTTCTCGCTCATGTAGGCCGAGACGCCCTTGCGCACTTTGCCCAGCAGGATCGCGCCATGCTCGGTGTATCGGTCCCACGCCCGGCTGATACGGCGCTCCCACCACTTCGGGTCCAGCACGCGGATCAGCACGGATGAAACCCACAGTTGTCGAGCATCATCATTCGGGAAATTGGCTGGCAGTGGCGGCAAGAAGCCCCACTTCTTTGCGACGCTGCCGACTTGGAAATAGCAATCCATGGTGTCGGCTTGCTCGGTGCCGAAGTTGGTCATTTCATGCAGGATGAGTGCAGATTGGTTAGCCTGCTCTGCCGCTACTTCTGCTCTGCGCTCTTCGTTGCGCAGCTCATGCAGATCCACAGGGAATGCGGCTAATAGACTGGCTAACCAATCGACACGGGCGCGGAGCCAGACGTTGGCCTTGTATGCGTTATAGGCTTCGCCTTTTTTCCGCTTGGCCAGATACTGCTTGAATATCTCAATGCCTGACTCATCGGGCAGTTTGCCCAACAGATCCATGGACCATGTCAGATCTTCTCTGCCCGGAGCACCGACAAAATAGGCCGGTATGTCGATACCGGCCAGCCTGGTTTGCAGTATGACTAGATTCACTAACTACCGTTCCCTGCAATCAGGTGGCTTATTCCATTCGGTAGTGCAACCCGATCTCCGTTATCCCAAATGAACCAGCAATACTCACAGCTATCAGAGGCACCATTCACGAATCGAGGTCTCGGAACCAGCACGGGTGTCTTGCCCGGGAACCCGATGCGCTTCCAGAACGGCACCCGCTTACGACTCCCCAAAAAGTTGACCCGCTGCAGGTAAATCAGTGTTCCACCCAAGGCCAACTCCGACATGCTCTTTTCGAGGAATTGCTCTGTCAGTGAAAATGGCGGATTGGTGATAATCAGGTCGAACTGGCCGCCCCAGTTTGTGTCCAAGTAGTCTCGGCCCAGGCGAATTTCGGCCCACTCTTTTTGCGCTACCGGTAGCGGCACTGCGTCATAAATGGCGCCTTCGCCTTTGCACGGCTCGAGGAACCGATCATCCGGATTGATGGTCAGAACGGCCATCAGTGCGGCCACTGCATCGGCTGGCGTTGGATAAACTTCTTTGTCGATTACGGTCCCGTTGGTGCTGCTCATGCGGCCTCCTCGTTTGCGCTTTGTTGGCACAGCTCAGGCATGTTTGCTCGCACCAGAGCTTCAGCCAGCGGTGGACAAACGGCATTTCCGCACCGTGCGATCTGCGCGGTTTTGGTTATTTTGTTGCCATCTGCATCGTGATCGATGATGTAGTCAGCCGGGAATCCCTGTGCGGCGAACAGCTCATGGGGCTCCAGCATCCGCATCCCGATATCCACGATTTGATAATCGACACCACTAACAGTCACTAAGCCAAAGCGGTGCTTGGTGGTAACAGTTTGCAGAGGCTCATCGCAGGGGTGGCCGATGTTGGTGCCGTAATACTTGAGCAGGAAGGCCCGCACTTCTCCGATATGCAGGCCGCCAGCGGTAATAGTTGGCATTGGCTCTGTGACTGGCTGACCGTGTTGGCATGTGCCGCGCAGCTTCACTAGGTGGCTTGTGACCAAAGCGTTGTGGTCTATGGTTGTCACTGTCGGCAATGGTTGCTGGAGTTCTGCGCCGGTAACGCCCGTGTAGTGCTTGGCTAAAAAGGCCGCGACCAGTTGGCATTTTCCTGCGCCGCCAGCGGTGACTGTGCCAAGTGGTGCTTCAATGGTGTGACCGACAGAGTTTCCGAACTGGCGAGCAATCACCGGGGCTACCAGAGCAAAGTGGCCACCTTTCACCTGGGCGCAGACGGTGCGCAGCGGTTCATCCACTGGCATGTTGCGCTGGCTGCTGGCGTTGGCATGTTCGGTGATGAATGGGGTTAGTGTTGGTTCCACCATGGCAAATCCGGGTGATTGGGTGATGGTCTGCAATGGCTCACCCATTCCCTGACCACGAAATGCCTCGTATCGAGTGCGGTTGCTTGTGTGGTTGCATTTGACGATGAACGGCTCGCCTGCCTCCATTACGAACTTCTGCAGACCCTTGGCGATGCGCTTCATGGTGGCTTCTGCAAGCGGGCGCTTGCGCTCGAAGATGGACGGGCATGGCAGAGACCAGTCAATGATCTCGGCGGCAGTGCGCCACGGCTGCAGCAAGCCTGATTTCACCTCCTGGCTGGACGGATTGCCGTGTGTCTTGGCTGGCCAGACGATTGGGCGGCCATCCCGGCGGGCAACCAAGAATAAGCGCTTGCGGATGGTAGGTGTGCCGTAATCGCAGGCTCGTAGCTCGCGCCACTCCACCTGGTAGCCCTGGCGGCGCATCGCGTTGACGAAGCTGTTGAAGGTGCGCCCCTTCTTAGCCGGATCCGGTCTGGCGTTGCCGTCTTCGTCAATCAGCAGTGGCCCCCAAGTGGTGAACTCTTCCACGTTCTCCAGCATGAGCACACGGGGGCGAACCTGACCAATCCAGCGCATAGCCACCCAGGCTAGCCCTCGGATCTTCTTTTCCACCGGGGTGCCGCCCTTGGCCTTGGAGAAGTGCTTACAGTCTGGTGACAGCCAGACCAACCCAACCGGGCGGCCAGCAGCTACGTCTCTCGGAACCACATCCCACACTGACTCGCAATAAACCTCGCAGCCAGGGTGATTAACCCGGTACATGGCTATGGCTTTTGGATCATGATTAATGGCCACATCTGGAGTAAAACCAACGGCGTTGGCAATCCCAGTTGATGCACCGCCACCACCGGCGAAGTTGTCCACGATGATTTCTCTCATGCGGCACCGCCTTGTTGCTCGGCTTCGCGGTCGCATAACATGCACGACCCATACAGGATCGTGCCGTGCTGGCACTGGCGTGGCTCTCTGGAATACGACTTCTCAGCACCAGCTGATAGCGCCTTCACGGCATCAATCACCCCCTGATAACCAGCTGCAACCAGATCCAGGCCAAGCACGGTGCAGAGCTCGTCGTAGAAGACGCCAGCCTGGAACCTGTCGACTTCTAGTTCTTCAATGTCCTGCGGCAAAACGAACGTGATTGTTTCGGCAGACATCATCTTCACGCGCATTTCCGGCGTGATGGTTATGGTTACTTCACTCACAGTTGCACCCCGTGCGCTTTTTGAGCTCGGCGGCGAATTGGTCGAGCTGTTGGTTGTCTGCAAAGCCGTCGATCACGATGGTGTGAGTCGGGCCGTTCTTCTGGCTGGAAAACTCCAGCTGCGGGAACTGGTGATCGACAAAGGCGTGGATCATGGCGATGTCGATCTGGCTGGTCATGTGGCGGCTCATCAGCATTTGCGGTACTCCTCTGGTGAGCCCAACCCAAACGGGACCTCATCAACTCGCATCCCGAACACATCCATGGCCACAGCCCGCAGGTCATAGATGCTGATAGCCAATGCCAGTTCGGTGGCTTCGAGTGTCATGGCCCGGTCGCAATGCTCCAGCACAGCGAATGCATGGCCGCTGTGGGCGGCGCGAACGGCGGCAAACAGGTGGCGATAAACCCGCTCAGTGGTAGATGGTTCTTTCTGATCGTGGTGAGGGAGGTGCTGTGTCGTTCCTGGTATGTAGCGGCCGACTCGGCTCATCAGGCGGCTCATACATGCACCCCTTCGTTGATCCAGACTCTGCCGGATGGCAGGCGCTGCAACGTGGCGAAGCCATTGAACTTCATCCAGTGGCCCCGGATGCAGTCATAGCCTTGGTCGCGCAACCAGCGGTTCGCTTCTTGGAGGTTCTTGCGGATCTTGGTATTGCGGATTGCGGTGCTCATGACTGCACCCCCACACGCTCATCAACAAACTTGATCTCTGGGATGGCGGCGTGAATTTCCGCGACTTGTTCCAGGGTTAATGAGAGGTGAGTTCTGACTGCACCACTGCCAACGAGGCAGCCTAAATATTCATCATTGGTGCCATATATCTTCTGTATGGCTAACTCGAAATAACAAGCTCGGCCGCTCGCCATCATTGTTGACGCTATCGCTATCACAAAATCATCGTCAATGATGGTGACTTCAGTAAAGGTGTCGCTATCTGGCTTAGAAAACCGACAGACTCTTTGTGCTGCTTCTGTGCTCATGACTGCACCTCCGCCGTTTCCAGTTGCTCAATCCGAGCGCTGGCAAGCTCCAGGAGCTGGTCGAGCTGGTTGCTCATGCGGTCGATCAGATCATTCTGGGCTGCCAGCTTTTCCCGGCCGAGTTGCAACACGGCGCAGGCATCCGCAAAAGCGGCGTGGCTGTTTGGCTCGATGAGAGACAGTACCTCATCAGCAAAAATCCCCATCTCTTCGCCGGTGCTGTTGTGCTGCACCTGGCAGACAATTTCCGGCGCATTGGCATCCGGAGTTAGGGCGATGACGGTACACAGTCCGCCCTCGAATAATCCCCACTCCTGAGTGATGACTTGGCGGCCTAGCAGTTTTTCGGCAAAAGCAGCGGCTATCAGACCGGCATTACCGGTCAGGGTATTGAGTAACATGGGTGAGTCCTTTCGTTAGGTGGTGGGTTGCATCGCTTTGATGGTGTTGAGTCGGGCCTGCAGACTGCGGGCCTGCTGATTCAGTTGGACGCGGCGCAGTATTTCGCCTTTTTTGGCTTCGACGCTGTTGGCGGCGGTTTCGCGCATCGGGATCAGCATCCAGTCGCGGCGGTCGAGCAGCTGCTCGCCGAACGCTCCGCTGATTTCACGAACCAGCTTGATACCGCGGCGAATCGCTTCGCGCTGTTCGATGGTCATTTCATCCAGCTCCAGGCTGGCGGTGGTCTTCGGGTGCAGGTGGGCGGCATAGCAGATCATCTGTCTGGCGCTCAGACTCAGCGCCGACCAGCGAGCGCCCGGGCCAGAGCGGCCGAGCTGCTGGCGCATTTCTGCCAGCGCAGCATTACCCGCTGACTGTTGATATGCCTCTGGGCTCAGGAACGGGATAACCTGGTGCTCTGCTGGCAAGTTGGAAATGTCTGAAATCCGGATCGCTTCACCCATGGCTGCTACCCTCTCGGCATCATGACTGTGGTTTTCGTGACGAACTGGCCGCCGATAACAACGCGGCGGATCCCGACACTCAGGCGCGCACGGCGCACAAGCAGCCGGCTGAGTGGGATGATGGTTTGCGTATTCATGCTGTTACCCCCGGGATACCGTTCAGCAGGGCATCGGTGGCGCACGACAACACAGGTACGCTGGCAAACCGCTGCTCGACTTCGTAGATGAAAATGGCCAGTTGGCCCATGGCTGCGGTGGCAACACCCACCGATCTGTCTCTGTCCGTTTTCGTGACCCGTCCGGTGGTGCTGATCTTGATGGCATCACCCGAGAGCTGGCCGACTGCCTGACTCAACTCCAGCGCCTTGGTCAGCATTGCGGGTGCCTCCGGTGATTCCGGTATGGCCACCGCTGTCAGCCCACAGCACAGCAATGCCCCATCGATCAGGGTTTCATCACCGGTTGCGTGGTAAAGCCCGATCATCTCAGCCACCGTCAACTGGTGCGGCTGGCCTGGGTTTAACTTGTTGCGCAACATCTGAACTGCGATCCCCGTCTTCCGTGAGACATCGGCGAGGTTATGTGCTGCGGCAAATCGTTCGCACGATGAATCGAATGCGTCTGATTGTTTGCTCATTTTTGAATCAAACATGGCGATGTCCATCCAATGGTTCACTATGCTTACTATTGGTTTGATTCACGCATCAACAGATGCGGTGATGTTGGCGGCTTTGGCGCACTTGATGGTATAAGCCACCATGTTGACGCGGATACGCTCTTTGGCGGTGGCCTTGGGCATGATGGGGATTTCACCCTCGGAGATACGCATCCGAGCGGTGCTATCCGGCATACCGGATCGTTTGCAAAACTCTTCCAGAGTGAGCACTGGCGAGTCGATTTGGATTGCTATTTGTGCCATGATTGGCCCCTTTGGTTGCAGTTGTTGCTGATTGTTGTTTGTTTTGTCTTATATCGGTTGATGTGTGGCATCAATCGATATGACTCATATCTAACGATCTGAATCATTACTGTTGGCTCTATTGTTGTCAACTGTTCGGTTTGGATTTTTGTAAAAGATTCTATGGTGGTGATCTATGTCAATTATTAATGCCAATAGCGGCACCGCTGGGGTTGAGTTTGATCGCGAGGCATTTAGTGCGCGACTTGTAAGGTTGATTGGTCGTGAGTCATATCGATCATTTGCAAAGCGCTGTGATATGTCGGACACAGGCTTAAAGAAATACGTCCTTGAGGGGACCATCCCGCCTGTCGACAGAGCAATGAAAATTGCCGCAGCGGCTGGAGTTGACTTCGGCTGGTTGTGTACTGGTGTTGGTAATGAACCAGCCACAGCTGCAGATGGTTTCTATGTGAGGGAGGAAATGCCCTCTAACTATCTGATGAAGAGACCTCTTCAGGCGCCTGAAGTTAGCAAAGATACCGAGTTCACCCTGATCGACTCCTTCGCTGTGTTCGCTAGTGCGGGACATGGCAGTGAGATCGGTCACGAGCTGCAAACAGAACCGATGTCATTTCGTACAGACTGGTTGCGTAAAGAGGGGTTACCAAAAGAACGGCTTGCCGTTATCCGAGCTAAGGGTGACAGCATGGAGCCGACCATCAGCGACAACGATGTGATTTTGGTGTTGCTATCGAACGGCGATGCGCCACGGGATGGTCTGCATGTCATTCGTCTGGATGGCGGGTTATTCGTCAAACGGCTGCAGTTCGATCCGTTGGGCTCTGTCCATGTGAAATCGGATAACCCCGTTTATACGTCAGTGATCATAACCAAGGAGCAGCGTGACCAGGTCCATATCATTGGTCGCGTTGTTTGGGCTGGTAAAAAGTTTTGATGAAAATCTAAGGATGGATTTATGGCGCTAGTTAAATGCAAAAAATGCAAAGCCGAGGTTTCCAGTGTTGCTAAGGTCTGCCCAACGTGTGGCGTGAAAAGCCCTGGTACCAAATGGTGGCACAAGTTGATCGTCGCAGCGGTTCTGGTTTTTCTTATCGTCTTGGTATTTTCCCGAGGTGCGGCAAATAAAGACGGAAGCGTGAACACGCCTGAAGCTACAGGTACAGATCAATCAGCACGAACTGCTCAAGGTACAGCAGCCGATACCTATTCCGCTTCGGCTCAGAAATTTACGGTAACGAAAACCAAAGACTTTAGCTTTGCTGGCCGCAACCGTAACCAGGTGTTTATCGTTGTTGATAACCCTGGCAGCGACTCGCAGATAATCGGTTCTGCCGTTCAGGCGATAAAGGATTTGCAACGCGAAACCCATTGTGTGGTCTGTGATGTGGTCGTTGAGGTCAGCCCCGGATCTGCATCTGATGGTGACACTCTGGCACTTGTTCACCATGTTGCTGATGGCCTGGGTAATGGTGGGGAAACCAATGACGGCCAGTTTTGGTTCGGCACCATTAGAAGTAACCCAATTCAATTTCAATAGCTGGCAATCATTCAACAAGGATTCCTGATCAATGAAGCTAGATAGAGACAACCAACCAGGCGCCAACTTAAACAAGAAAGCCAATATCGATAAATCGATTGAGAACCTGCTGGGCCTTTGTAGTGGGCTCTCTGCCGATCAGCATCTTAATGACCATGAAATATTCTTTCTGCGGAATTGGCTGGATGACCATGCCCTGATCCGTGATTGCTGGCCCGCCAATGTAATCGGTGAGCGAGTGCTGTCGGTGCTGGCAGATGGAGTGATTACTGACGATGAGCGCTCTGACCTGCTGGATACACTGAATCAGTTGCTCGGCTCACCGCATGAGATTGGCACATCATCTGGCGTTTCTTCGTCTTTGCCGGTGACTCCTGGTGTCGTTGTTTCCTATCCGTCTTTTTTCTGCCTAACAGGCAAGTTCGTCACCGGCACTCGCTCCAAGTGTGAAGACTTGGTTGTTCGTTGTGGCGGCAGGCCTGAATCGGATGTGACTCTGAAAACCAATTATCTGGTGATCGGTGATTTGGCGAGTAGGGATTGGAAGTTCTCATCCTTCGGTCGGAAGATCGAGCGAGCCATGGATCTGCGCGAGAAGGGCCAGCAGATATCCATCCTGTCGGAAGAGATGTGGATGGACGGCTTGAAGACTAACGGCGTGGTGTAATCGTGAGCGTCAGGAAGCTAGACGATGGAGGAAAGAAACCTTGGCTTGCCGAGGTGTATCCGTCTGGCCGTGACGGCCCCCGCAAGCGCAAGCGCTTTGCAACAAAGGGCGAAGCTACCGCGTGGGAGAAGTGGCAACTTGAGGAAACCAACTCAAAACCATGGCTCCCTGAGTCGCACAAAAATGAAGTGGACTCCAGGCGGCTGACTGATCTGGTTGATGTTTGGTACCGCATGTACGGAGCCAGCTTATCGTCTGGCGACACGATCCGGGCTCTCTTGGTTCGTGTTTGCACTGCCCTTGGTAACCCTGTGGCCACCGAGTTTACTGTTCGCGACTTCGCCGCTTATCGTGAGGCTCGGATTTCTGGGCAACTGGTGTTCTCTCGCTATGGCCACGGCGGCCGGCCTGCTGGCCCCAATTCAGTGAACCGCGAGCAGTCACTCATGTCCTCCATGTTCAATGAGCTTATCCGGCTTGGTGAGTGGCAGCACGCCAACCCTCTCCAAGGGTTGCGACTGTTCACAATCCCGGAAGGTGAGCGCGGGTACCTGACGCACGATGAAATTTCAGCGCTGATCGCTGTCTGTGAGGGAAGCAAGAACCCCGACCTGGCCACTGTCGTGAAGCTATGTCTTGCCACCGGAGCTCGCTGGTCTGAAGTTGAACTGATGACTGGTGCAAGTGTCTCCCCCGGCCGGATTACCTTCTTGCGCACAAAGGGCAAACGCAATCGTACCGTGCCGATCACTGATGAGCTGTATGACTTATTGCCCCAAAAAAGCGGGCGCCTGTTCTCTGATTGCTATGAATATTTCAGAACCGCGATCAGCAGGGCCGGGATATCGTTGCCCGATGGACAGAGCAGCCATGTGCTTCGCCACACATTTGCCTCTCATTTTATGATGAGCGGGGGTAACATCTTGGTATTGCAGCGCATCCTTGGGCACACATCGATCACGATGACCATGAGATATGCTCACTTTGCCCCAGATCACCTGGATGAAGCGATCAGGCTAAACCCTCTCGCCACATCCGATAAATGGCGGCAAAATGGCGGCAGAAAATAATTACTACCGATAATAACCAATCATAACCGGCCTACAACCGTTTGATTTTGTTATAACTTATTGAGAAATCAAAGCATATGAAAAAAGGTTTCCTGTCGTGGCTAGGTCTCGGCCGTTCGGCCAATGAAGCAGCATCCCCTGTCGACGCAGCGCCCGAGGCGGCCGAGCTCGATCCATCACCAGTCACTGAGGTGGATAACTCCAGCGCCG